GCAAAAAAGGAAGTTTCTCATAAATTAATAAAAGAAAATACATACGAATTAAATATAGTTGGTGTGCGAAGAGCAGAAGGTGGTGTTAGAGCCACATCCTATAAGTCGTGTTTTAGCGAAGGCGATGATGGATGCGATAATTATAGACCTCTATTTTGGTATAAAGATTCTGACAAAATTGATTATGAAAACGCTTATAATGTTGAGCATTCAGATTGTTATGTTGTTTATGCTCTACCAAGAACAGGTTGTGCAGGTATAGAATTACAGAATTAGAAGAGATTTTGAGAATGAGCTTGAAATTATTCAAAAATATGAACCAAAACTTTATAAGGCTGTTAATAATATTTTTGGAGATTCTTATGAATATACAAGAAAGTATCGTGAATTTGTAAAGAAAATGAATAAAAAGTAGAGAATAACAAATTGAGAGGTTACGAAAGCCTTGAAAATAAGGCTTTTAGAACCTCAAAAGTCGAAGGAAATTTTTCTTTCCTTTGGACAGATTGGAGGTGTGAATGAGAAATTTTTATAGTGGTATTAGTAATGACAGAACGCAATTTTTGATAAATATGAATTGGTACAAAGACAATGATGTAGAAACTTGTTTTAGGCTGAGTAAAAATTTTCATGGATTACTTGAAAAGTGTAGTATTGATAAAAACGATTTTGAGTTGGTCTATTTAAAATTTAAATGGGTTGGTAATACGTATTATCCACAAGAAAGCAATAAAAGTGAAGGAGAACCAATCAGAGTATATAAAATCAAGATATAAACAACAAATATATGAACATAGTTAGGAGAATAACATTATGAAGCTGATTAACAAATATGCGAATTCAAGATATTCAAAAATGAATGAATATTATTGTGAAATCACAACAGAGCTGGATAAACTTGCTAGACTTGATCCTAATGGACATTGGAAACATTATGTGCTTTGTGATTATGAGAATAGTTGTTTGCCTATCAGAATTCCAGGTGGAACACTTGGAAGTATTGAATATGATGAGAATAAAGTGATTACAAAAATTCATGTTTGTACTGATTATGTTGTAAAAACTTATCCTTATGATGTAAATGAGCAGCTTCAGAAGTTTATTGGTCAGAAGATAGAAATAGGAGACTAACATTATGAGACAGTTAATTGATAAAACAGTATTACGAAAAGAATTATCTAAGCTGCCATCTGAAATGGGATTTGTAAGAAAGTCTGATGTAATGCAAACTCTTGGCAGTCAGAAATGTGCTTGCAATATAAAAGAAGAGAAGAATAAAACACTTGATGAAGTTCTAAAGACTTGTGACATTGAATGTGGATTATATAGTGGCAATGTTAAGAATCTTACAAGACACGTTTTGATGAGAGTGTTGGATGGATTGAGAGAATAAATAAGAGGATGCATTATGAAAATTATAGCAGGTAATTATTTTGGTAAAAATATTCAGTTTGTATGTAGATGCTGCAACTGTGTATATGAAGTTGAATCAAAGGATGATTGGAATGTTCGAATGATATTTCCTAACTATTGTAGTTTTAAATATAAAGTTCCTGAATATGAAGTAGCTTGTCCTAACTGTGGTCATAGAGAATATCTTGGTTGCGATCAAGATGACTTGATAGGAACTGAATCTGAAAACCTACACTGTCCTTGGATTCCATTATTGAAGAAGAGAGAAGATTGGAATAAACGATATAGGGTTGAGCCAATAAGAGAATAATTTAATAAGAAAGATTCGTTTCTTGCGGAAATATGGAGGCAAAAATGACAAAGAAAAAAGAATTATGCAGAGTGAAACTTATGAAAATGTTTGAAGATAGTTATTATGAACTTGAGCAGAAAAATATTATCTTAAATTCAATTAGGGTAGCAACATTAGATGATGAACAGCATCTTGAAAAAATGATTCCATTTGATATTCAAGTAGCAGGTGAAAATGGATTTCGTGTTAAACCATGCTTTTCAAAAGGAAAGTTTCTTATTATGTACGAGTATGTGACGGAAGCATATAAAGTTACAATTCCAGCTAATGCGTTTCCTTATTATATGAATGAGAATGGAGATTTTGAAATCTGCATTCCGAGCGCAGAGAATAAATAAGAATGGTGTCAATGGAGGTAAAACAATGGAGAAGTTTTATATTGTAACAAATGAGAAATTCCTCAAAGAGATTGATGATTATAGAAAACATGGGGAAGAAAGAAGAATATTAGTAAATAATTTTTTTGAGAACAAAGGTATTGTAGGGGAAGAATATTATATTAGTGGAGATGGATTTGTAAATCGCCCATTTAAAGAGCATGAAAAGAATAATATCAGATTATATATATCTGATTGCAATGAAAATGATCAGAAATTTGGAAAAGAGTTACTGAAGCCAACGAAACTATTCAGTGATTCTGATGTGTTAATGAGAAAGTTTAGAGCTAACAGCAAGACTTTAAAAGAGTTTCAGAATTTATGCATCGAAAAGAATATTGTCATTAACAATCATTCGATTCGTGAAGGAGATTATTTTAAGGAACTACATTTAGGTGGGTATTCAGTTTTAAGGTTTGAGTATGAGAATAAGTTATATTTAAAAATTTCTACAACAAAATATGAAACTATTACACCAGATGATGATACAAGTTTTACAGAAATTAAAGGCAGCGAATTTTATAAAGTGCTTGAAGAATTTGAATCGAAGAATGGGTAAATATCGTTTCTTTTGAAAATAAGACTAAGAAAGGTGTGTGCTGAATGAGAAGAAAATTAAAAACGATTGCAAGAAAAGTACATAATTTTTGAACGAGTGAGGATGTCTGAATCGGATTATTTAACTATGAAAGAACAGTCAAATAAGTTTGAAAATATGATGTCATCTTGTAAATTTAAGTTAGACGAACCAGAATATACGGATGTTAAAGATGCAGATGGAAATACCCCTGCATAGATTTAAAAAGTCTCAGTCTGCAAGTCTTAACATCAACATATGTGAAATGTTGAAAAACGGTGGAATTTTATATGATAAAGAAAGAGTAAAATTAAATATTGAGTAAAAAGGAGAGAATAAGTATATGAAAGTATTTGACAGAATTTTTGATGCAATTAGAAGTCTTAATAACAACATTGTACATTTAATTGATTGTTATAAAAGAGAACATGATGAAGTGATCAGAACATACGACAATTACAGAGGTATTATTCAGGAACAGGACAGAATTATTCAGTCACTATTAAAATCACAGACAAGTAACAAAGATATGGAATGTATGGTGTTTGTTCCATATAGAGGTAAGCCAGTTGTAATTAAAAATGGCGAAGTAGTCAGTACAGACAATATGACTTCATTTGATGTTGATTGGGCTTATGATAGACGAACTGATGTGACTGTGAGAGGAGAATAAATATATTGCTGGTAAAGAACTGTGCAAAATTTTTTGAAAAACCTTTGGAGATTACTATGATTTTGGACAGAAAAATTAATGAATAGGAGAATATATAAATGAACGAAGAATTTTTATTAATCGTAGAAAGCTTAGAAAAATATAAGGATCTATTAGAAAACAAGAATGATGAAATTTGTGATGGAATGACTGAAGGCGAGAAGAGAGCATATCAGTTAGGAATTACAAATATGTATGAAATGTTGAAACAAATTATTGAACATGACCACAACGAAGGTAATTATAACGTATTTGTTCCTGAGATTAAGGAAGAAGAATCTGGTGAATATGATTTAGAAGATTTTATTAAATGGGATTCTAAGAACAGAAAATAAATAAGTACGAATTATCGGTTCTTATGAAAATTAAACAGAGAATATAATAACAGGAGGTAGTTTATGGGTTTAGGATTTAGATGGTTTAAAGATTATAAAATATTAGATTCTGGTGAAACTTATCAGGCGTTTGGACATTGTTATTATGATGAATATTCAATTAAATATATCGACTGCGACTCTACATCTCATTCTTATCATAATGTAAGTTTGGTAAGAGAATTGTTTGAAAAGACGATTGGTATTCCGTTTCCTAAACTACCAAATGAGGAATGGATCGACTCAAAGGATTATAAATTAAAACTCATTGAACCAATCGACATGTCAAAATATTGCGAAAAAATTTTGAGCAATACGGAAGTTGATAATATTGATATGAGAAGTAGATTTGAGTGGTTCAAACATTTATCTGATGAAGGATATTACATTGCTTACGATTGGGAATAAGAGAATAACAATATATAGAAAAGTCAAAAAATAGTACACTATATATAGTGGTTATATAAATTAAAACTACTATATATAGTAACGAAATGGACAAGAAATATCGGTTTCCTTGGGAGGTAAAAAATGAGAATAGAAGAAATTGCTTTAAGACAAGAAGCAAGACAAATGTTATGTGAAGCTGGTTTAAATAAAGAGGATAGAGTCGATAAAGCTTTAACCAAAGCAGTTAATGATATTGTCCGAAAAGAAGTAGAGGGATATTTTTATAACAGAAAGCTCAACATTCGTGCAACTGCTTCATTTGAAGAATAAAAAATCGCAGTAACTTTGATTTCCTTTGGAGGTGAAATAAATGAGTTGTAAATATCCAAAAGAAAGTAGAATGCATTATGCGTGTATTCTATGTGATGAAAAGAATGTATGTAAAGATACAATTACATCTTTACCTTTAACAGACTCTAACATTCCTATGCCAGAAGTTCAGTTACCAAAGAATGTTATTCCGTCTGCATCAGAAGCAAATAAGATGACAAATAACGCAATTGATAACTGCACTACGCAACAATTAGCAGAATTATCTAAATTAATTAGAGATGCGATTGCAGATGGCAAATTTTCAATTAGTGAAGATGGTTCTTTGAAACCTGAAACACGAAAGAAATTAGAAGAACTTGGTTATAAAGTCGAGACTGGTACTCAGTACAATGAACCATATTACAGTATCAGTTGGAGATAAACGAAGTGAATAGGAGAAAAATAAATGCGATTAATTAAAGCAAGAGATTTAGGATACGAACCTGCTGGGACAATATTCAGTAATGTGAGTGATTTTTCAGCGGAAAGAGTGAATAGGTTAAAAGACAAATGTTATGACGATATTGAAATTAGTGGCTTCAATCTAATGTGCGGTGGAGACGAAAGAGGATTTTTCCATGCATGTATTCATATGCCAAGCTATGTATCATTAGATAAAGGTGTTCCAATTCGTTTGTCTAGTAAAGATTGGTTAGAGCCAAGTGATACAAGTACGGCAGATTATGAAGAAAAAGATTTGGTTATCGTATGGAATAGAGATGAAATTCAACATATGATTGATATTTTTCAGTTGGCATTAGATAAATTAAAGTCGCAGTAAATTTCGATTTCTTGCGAGGAGGTAAAATCTTGGAGAAAATAATTAAATATAGATGTTCTGAATGTGGAGAATTATTTGATATACCTGAAGAGGCTTTAGTTTGTGAAACAAGACACAAAAGAATTAAAAAAGCTAATGATATGCTTAATGGAGGATACACATTAAAGCAAATCAATGACGAGTGTGAGATTTGGGGATCTGTGCCAGAACATTTAGAGAATGTAAATAAGGATAATTGCTTTAAAATTAGCTATTGGCAATGTTGTGATAAACCTGCTTACAGAATTACTCGTATCTGTTTTAATGGAAGAGTAGATGTAAGAGGTTGTGGTTCGTGGAGTGGATATTATGGTAATCAACTTAGATTAAGCAGCTCAGATTTAATGAACCCAAGACCAAAGGAAGAGTTATTTATAGATAGTAGATATACAAGCAGATGGTGATAAATAAGGAGGATTGATACATACGAATTTAGTACAAGCATTAGAAAAGCAGATTGAATTCTGTAATCAATATACAAGATATAAATGTGGAGTATTTGTAAGAACAAAAGAACAACGTGAGATTGTAATGAAATGCATTTCAAACTTATTGTTAGATCGAAGTAATACTCAATTAAGAAATTATGCATGGAAGCTAGGTTGTTATTGGAATAATGGTAATTGTATTGAAGTATTACTTATAAACGATTCCGTTAGAGGACACAGATTTAATGGTGTAATAATTGAAAATGAAATCGAAAGAGATATTGTTAATTCTTTGATTATGCCATATTTAATGGTAAGGATTGATTCTACTGGACATAAAATCGAAGAATTTAATAATGTCAAAGAGAGAATATTTACAGTAGATATTAGCAAGAGTAATGTCATTGAAAGTAAAAATCATTCAATTTATATTTCGACTGGCTGGCAAAGAAACATGTTAAGTAGAGGATTGAGAAATTCAAATATATTTATTAATGATTTAAACGAAGAAAATTTTAAGAAGGAGTATATGTGTATGTTTGATAATCACACAGCAGCTCATAGAGTTGCACAGGTAGGAACAGATAAGATTTATATTTATAATGCGATTGGTATTCCAAAGGAGAATATTAAATATGAGACAGAGTTTGTTAATAGAACTAAGGAAACTTATCTAAATATCAAAGGCGAATATAAAGATATATTTGAGAATGAAATTGATGTTCATTTATTAATTGATACTGATGTCTATAATAAATATGAAGTTGAATTCCGTGATGGTCTTGTTATTGTATTTTTACATGAGATTATCAATAAAAAGCCTACTTTAGAAGATGTTTCAAGTAAGAAGGGAGAATAATACAATGACAAGTTATGAATTTGAAAAAGCTGCAAAGAATGCAGTGATTCAGACATTGAGTGAAAACATCAGTATTGACCAGTTGGATCTCGTATGGTTTGCGCATGAGTTAGGTTATAAGAAGTGTACTATTTGGGGACAGCCGATGGGTAACAGATATGCAGAAGTTACTTATAACAGAGATAAAGATGAGATGTATGTAGACATTTATCAGAAGATTATTAACAATAAGATTTCATCTGACGAATTCAATTTTGAAGCATAAAGGAGAATATACGCATGAGTAATTTAAAGGAACAATTAACAAAAGGTGGAGTAGCAGCAGTTATTGTCATTTCAATTTTAGCTGTATGCTATGGACTTAGTTGGATTGTTACATGTGGAATAATCAAGCTTATTACAATGTGCTTTGGTTTGACATTTAAATGGTCTATCGCAACTGGTATTTGGCTGATTATCTGCATTTTAAGATCAGTTTTCAATGTAACAGTGAAGAAGTAGAGTCGAAGGAAACTGACATTTCTTTGGCTTTACA